GAACAACAGGCATAGACTGCAATCGTGCAACATTATTCTTGAGCCACATACGTCGTTCCTTAATATAATTGCCAAGTTCATCAATCTTTCGTGAGATAATTGAATCAGAGTAAATGAATTTGCGTGATTCTATAAGATATTCAGCGTGCTTCATCTTGGCCATGATCTCATCTCGTGTGTCGGTACTATTCTCCTCATATAGTAAAATGCGAGCTTCCGTCAAAAATTTAACATCACGGGGTAGGTCGAACACATCAGTCCATGACGCTCCTGGTTTCGACAACCGCATTACAGCTCCATAAATGGCCTGTATACTACCAATGGCAATATCCAAGATGGAGCCACCGTCAGGCAAAGAATCCCACTGAACTAAACGCCGGAGAAAATTAACAAAATAACTATCACTGCACATCGGAATAGAAACTAACAGCATCACCAACGCTGCTATCTTACGAGTAAAAGGAGATTTAGATATGTAATCAGGAAGCAAGTCAGATAAAGCGTTTAATGCCGAATGAGCTGCCTCACGAGGGCCAAAGGCTTCAAACGATTCTCCAACGCCAACTATTTCCAGTAGATCCTGAGGCTCACTAATACATAATCTCGTAAACAAGACTTTTAAATAACCAGCACGCATACCGGCTGAGAATGATAACCCTATTACATCTTTATGATAAAGTTTCCACATAACATCCAGAGCAAAAGATATCTCTTCAATATGGCTGGTCTTAGCAACTAAATCCTGAAAGATGCCCAAGGTACTAGCATAGAACACTTCAAATGGGTCACGACAAAATGTACTTATCACCCACCAGATGAAGTTCCATAGCATATGCATCCATAACCTATTTAAAAAGGAATAAGGAATCGTATACACATGAAACATAAATGGAACCCAAGGCCCCAACACCTGAAATAATGAACCCGAATCCGCTCTAAAAATGTTTGCGAAACACTCCAACGATGCAAACAACATGGGATCTATAAAACATTTAACGACTTCCTCAATGAACGGAATATAAATTACATTTGCAATGCCCAATTCAAACGTTGCAAAGCAATTAATATAAAAC